CTGCGATATGCAAATCAGCGCGGAACTCCTTGAATACCAGACCTTTCGGCGGTACAGGGCGTCCTTCGATGCGCTCCATGAAGAACTGGTCTGACGAATTTCGTTCTAATTCGATAATTTTGGCGTCATTTCGTCCACCAGGGTACATCGAGTAGTTGCTATAGGATGGCAGGGAGAATGACTGCCGGTCTTCTGCTCCGCTCTGCCATGATTCCCAGAGTTGCGGGTACCATCCGATGCTTTTCTCGAAGGTACCGCACATAAAGAGCCAGCCATTATGTGGTGTGAGGCGTCCTTGCGCCCGTTCATAGACGATAAGATCGACCTGGTCGGCCTCGCAGATGATAATTCCGTGTGGAGCGTCTTTCGACATCTTGGTGATATCGGTTGCGCTCTTTGTTTCTATGCGGAGTCGTGGTTTCTTTTCCCTTGGAAATCTAAGAAGAATCTCTCCTGGGTCTACTCTTTTGGATGCCTGTATTGGCTGACCGAGTGAAACGAGGTCATCGGAGATATACATGAACTCTTTTATTGTTTCTCCGTAGGCTGATCCTATGAGCCAGTAGAGGAGCGGTTCATTGGTACCGTCTCCATAGCGTCCTTCAAACTTTATCTGGTCATCGAACCAGTTTTCGAGGAAACTTTTCGATGCGAGGACTGATTTCCCTGCCTGTTCACCGCCAGCGACGAGCTTAAAGCGTTTCTTCGCAGAAAGAATCTTTTTCTGGTACTGGTTACGACCGCCCTGCGTGGGATCATAGCCCACTTTCTCAAACAGCCAGTCAGTAACTGTCTGCTCTGCGGTGGTCATTATTAGTACAAACGTCCCTGATGGGGCATTCTATTCTTCCGTATCATTCGACGTTCCCTCAAGAATTTCCATTGCCTGTGATACAGCTTTCGATGGGGTTATCTCTTCTTCTTTTGGAGCATCTTTCTTCTGGGACTTCACGAGCTTCTTGACTTCGTCGAGAAGTTCTTTTGGTTTCTCATCGACCACAATGACATTCGGGCGATACTTCTCTGGCATATTCGCGTTCAGAGCGGTAATAAGCAGGAGCGAGTTCTGTCCTGGTTTTAATCCGTCGATAAGTTCGTGAAGTTTATCTTCGAGATGGTTATTGTACTGTTGCTGGGATTCATCAAGGCGTTCCCTGAATCCAAGAAAGTCGTTTGTGAGCCACCATGATATGAGTTTCCAGGGGGATTTTACCGGATTATCTTCCATGAGAAGAGCGCGTATCCCTGCCATCCGTGTACCGCCAGAGGAATACCCGTTGAGGAACCGTTCCTGTCGGTAATATGACTGCTGCTGCCTTGGCGTAAGGCTGTCCAAATCAAGCATTACTTCTTCGCTTTCGACTTCGCCTTATCTTTCCTGTACCTCGTCATTCCAGCCTTGGTATACGGATAACTCTTTCGTCCTATCTTTGGCATCATATCCTCCCGTATAATCGTGTTCCGTTTCTTTCCGAGTATCACCTTGACTGGTGCGCCGCCAAACCAGCCGCACACATCCCTGCCAGATGACCTGATCCTCTGAACACATACCCCATGACCATATCGCTCACTACACCTTTTGCTCAAGGCAAATATGAACATTCCGATGATGAGTTGTACTGGGCCTATCACGATAAAAAACCGCGCCATGGCCTCCGACCACTCGCCCCACCCATGATGCGCCTTCCGTACAAACGCATAGCGCACCATCCATCCACCACCATACCCCATCATCGCCCATATCAGAATAACAGCTATCCCGACAAGCCATATATTCATGCCACCACTCTACCACTACCGCGCAACCCCCTAAAGCCCTACTCTTCCTCCCCATGACACGTACATCCACACCCACAGCAGTCACTGTGTCCACCATACAAACATATCAGCGTTATCATCTGTACTCGTCCATTAACTATAAACAATAAGCCGCCCAGTAAGCCCTGTTCGTCACTTATGAGCGGCCTATCGCTTGTTGGGGAGAAAGGAGCAATACAATCTCCAAATCAAATACTACCACAAAATATAGTACCACAACAACAATAAACACCACATACAGTACGAGAAAAGAGAAAGGGAAAAGGGGGCTTTTAGAGAAATAAAATATCTGGGAGTAGCATCTCAACTTCACTTCTCTTTCCTAAGCCATACCCCCTCGCATATTGTCAGCCACTGTCAGCTACTATCGGCACGGATAACCCACGCAGGATCGCGCCTCGCCTACCACAGGCCACTGGATCGTTTTTTCGTGGTGTACGCCACTATTGGAAGACGCCTTCCCTTGCCGCTCTAGACGCCAAGTAGTACCACGACACCTTTGAGAGCCTAGAGCGGCCTTAGAGAGTGCGAGAAGGCGCAAGGATTGCCTTCCTTTTGGGGAAGTAGGGATAGTGAGTTCTAGTGAATATCACCCAATGAATGTTATCAGCTCGCGTCATGTCGTGTTCTCTTATCCTTCCCTTATCCTTCCCTAATACACCTTCTGTATATCCTTCTGTATCCTTCTCTGGTATTCCCGCACCAGAACACTTGAGTACTGATACCGGAACACCTTATCCCGATATCAGAACACACAAGCGCTTGACATTACTTATGATGTATGCATAATAGACGGCATTGTGTCTATTGGCACGATAAAGGACGGCACAACATGAGTCGTAGAGATAGAAGGCGAACATATATCGAGCGTGTCCGGCGCAACGATGCGTTGAATGTCCGGCGTGATGAGATATTGGAAGCATTCAGGGAATATGAAGCTGTCATATCTGAGCGGAAAGCCAACTTTCCAGCAAAGTCGACTAGCTTGATAGTAGTCCACTCTACGTCCCATGCTGCAAAGCTTTCCCTAGCATCTTTTCAGCGGACGCCATCTACGGCGCAAGAGGTGAAATAGTCCATACTTGGGATGACTAACCCACAACTCTAATATATGTGTCGTTGTTAGCCTAGCGACCAAAAACAACTATGGTTTCAGCGCAATTGGTATGGAATACCTTTGCGCTATTTTCTTTTGACGTTATAGCCCATTCAAGAGGAGTAGAACATGACCACGAAAATCGAAAACAAAACAACGTTGAAAACATCTAGCGTGAAGGCTTTTAAAGCCAAAGTGATATCAGCTTTTGACGATGCTGTTATCAAAGGCTATGAGATATTCCGGCCTTTATCACCTTCAATAGAAGTGCTAGAGGAATGGCACAAAGTGATATTGCCGGAAGTTGAAAAGCTTTTCCCGATTGCCGGAGCAATAAAAAATACTAATCCCACTCTGGTAAACATTGGGAATGGTAACGGCAGAAACAAACGTCCACAGGTGCAATTCAATGTTGGAAAATGGCAAGACCATTCTGGTGTCAAGATTAACGAGATTCTGATACCAGATGATACGTTGGATAACCCATTGCAAGCCTTGGCTAACCTTACGCAAGGCGTAGCGATGCAGCACTTGTACTTGCACGGCAAGACGTTAGATGAGTACCAGAATAAAGCTTCCGGTATCTACAAACAGCAAGCCGGCCAATTATTCGAAGCTGTACTCTTGCACGTGGTGTACACCACGAAAAACGTAGGATATGGACACATTGAAGCTACAGAATCATTGAAAAAGCTGTTACGTAATTCACTAGCTAGAAAAAGCCTTTTCGCACGTACTGAAAAGACGCTAATAATGCGTAGAATGCCAGAAGGCAAGCCAGAAGGCAAGCCAAAAGGCAAGCCAAAAGGCAAGCCAAAAGGCAAGCCAGAAGGCAAAACAAAGCGTGAGTCTACAAACCGGACGCCTTCACCGAGTACATACAATACGTACTATTGCAAGTGCGTTAAGACATACATACCGAAAAACGTAAGCCAAGGCGCTTTCGGTAGTGGAAAGCTTGTATGTCCAGATTGTAACCAGTTCTTCAAACTGGCTGCAGCTAAAAAAGTTTCCTAAATCGTGGTGTACACCACGATAACAAAGCTTTGCAGTGCGTGCATTCCTATGGAATGCATGCACTGCAATCTTCCGGATTATTACGCTTCGGATTGTGTGGAAGTTTCGGCCTAATTACGAATCGTGGCGTACACCACGATAGAAAGGTATAGGTGTTAGTTGGTATCAGTATTGGAGCAAAGCGAGAAGGCGAAGCGCTGCGATAGCTGCGAATCTCCGGAACTGGAACACGTAGGAACATCGGAGCAATGGGCCAGAAGTGAAAGCGTATGCATACGCACGAACATTTTAGGATTCGTGCGCAATCTGCGTAGAAGCGGAAGGATTACGACTAGGGTATTTGCGCCAGAAATTGCTGATTATCTCAAGCGGGAATGGCTATTCAAATAAATCGTGGCGTACACCACGACAGAAAGGAG